GTTCGTATGAGTGCAGTGCTTGCAGACTGGGATCAGCGAGTATTTGACTTGATGAGCGGTAGAATGGAAGATTCCGACGATGATTGGGAACCGCCCATGCCTATCTTTATTTCCAGTAGTTTCTAACTAAATATAAACATGAAAGACTTGAATACAATATCCAGCGATTTGTTCAACAAGATTCGCAGCCGATTTTCAAACATCAAACTTGGTGATGAAGAAGGTACCCTGACTGACAAAGAAGACGAAGCACGATTCTTTGACGTAACTTACAAAGTACGCGGCAAGGACCTTGGCAGAATCAACATCAAACTCGATGATGATGTGTTGACTGTTATCTACAATACAGAGATGTTAAAAGATGCACCGGATGCAAAATCAGATTGGTTTGAGTTTTTAAAAGAACTAAGACAATTTGCTCGCTCAAACTTATTAAAGTTTGATATCAGAGACATTACAAAATCCAACTTGGATCGCAGAGATTACGAATACCTAAGCAAAGAAAGCGGAGAATTAAAAATGAGTGAATCAAGACTATTTGGCACTAGCAAGACTAGTTACCAGGAAGTAGGCGAAGCAAAGATTATTGTTAAACACAGCGCACCTGTGAACTATAATAATCCAGCAGGTCGCACACAGCGCATTGAGAGTATCTATATTGAAAGTGCAAATGGCGAACGATTCCGTTATCCAAACAAGCATTTGAATGGTGCCCGTGCAATGGCTGTACACGTAGCCAACGGTGGTGCACCATATGATGCAATGGGCGGCTACATTGCCGGCCTATCAGAAGAGATTGGCAAACTACGCCAGTTTAAGAACTATACACAGCGTAGCGGTGTTGTAGCCGAAGCACTTGGTCCTATTAGCGAACAAGTGGCAGAACGTCTAAGCCAATTGAAAATAGAAGTTGCCGCACTACAGCGTCAGCATTATTACGAAGCATTCCGCGAAAACTTCAAGCCAACAGATGCTATTGAAGTGCCAGAAGAAACAATGAGCGAATGGGTTGATGCACTAACTATCAAGACTTTCAATGAAGAATTGACAAGTGTATTCCCGTACATTTATCGTTTGGTAAAAGAAAAAGCCGACCAAGGTTTGACTTATGATGATATCGTTGCCGAAGGTACATGCGACGAGTGTGGTAAGACTCCATGTGAATGCGAAACAGAAGTTAAAGAACATAATCATTTGGCAGACTTTGAGCAGCACTTAGAAGACCTAACAACATTTGACTATGATGTTAATGAAAGCGAATACGAAGAAGAGCAACAGCCAGTTCCAGAACAGCAAGCACCAATCAGCGAAGAAATTCTGGAATTCATCACTTCGATGTACGATTCAACTAGCGGTACATTCCCACGTGGTGAAGAAGGCGTTAAGATTGCATGTGAAAAGAAGTTTGGCGAAAGCGCAGGACGATTTGCGCAGTATGCAGTTGAGCGTTTAAGTTCGAATGTTGTAGACGAAGGTCCTGCGGTTGATGCATACGCTAGAGGCGACAGCCCAGCAATTGCTCATTATGCAGATCAACTAGATAAAAATGCCGAAGAAGAACAACAACCGAAGCAAGTTGAATCAGCAGAACTAGTTCGTATCCGGGAACTAATGAAATATTAAACTGGCAAAATTAAACCAGTTTTATGCAAGATTTATCTTGCAATACTAAATAAAAGTGCGTATAATAACATATATGCACTTTTTGTTTTACACGGTGTAAAACAATAATAGGCAAAAACGCAGTACATAGGCATAAACTTTAGGAGAACAATTATGGCCACATTAGCAGAAATTCGTGCAAAACTTCAGGCACAAGAAACAAAACAAGGCGGAGGCGATCGTCCCGCTGGCGACAACGCAATCTATCCCTTCTGGAACTTAGAGCAAGGCAAAGAATCTACAGTAAGATTTTTACCAGACGGCGACACAAACAACACTTTCTTTTGGGCAGAACGCCTAATGATTAAACTGCCATTCGCAGGAATCAAAGGTGACACTGACAACAAACAAGTTCAAGTACAAGTTCCATGTATGGAAATGTATGGCGAAACTTGCCCGATCCTTTCGGAAGTACGCGGTTGGTTCAAGGACAAGACTCTAGAAGAACAGGGTCGTAAGTACTGGAAGAAACGCAGTTACATTTTCCAAGGCTTCGTAGTTGAAGATGGCTTGAAGGAAGAAACCCCAGCAAACCCAATTCGTCGATTCATCATCGGCCCACAGATTTTCCAGTTGATTAAATCAGCATTGGTTGATCCAGAGTTGGAAGAATTGCCAACTGACTTTGCTCGCGGCGTTGACTTTAAGTTGACAAAGACCAGCAAGGGCGGATACGCAGATTACTCTACTTCAAAGTGGAGCCGTCGTGAACGTCCTTTGACAGACGCAGAACTTGATGGTGTCAAGGCAAATGGTTTGTTTAACCTAACAGACTTCCTGCCTAAGAAGCCAGGTGATGTTGAGTTGAAGGTCATCAAGGAAATGTTCGAAGCATCAGTTAACGGCGAGCCGTTTGACAAGGATGCATGGGGACAGTATTTCCGTCCAGCAGGTATGGGTCAAGTAACTGGTGATCCAAATAAAGGTTCTGCTCCAGCAGCCGCTGCTATTCCAGCAGACGACAATGTTGATCCAGACGAAGCACCAGTTCGTAGTGCTCCTGTAAGTCGCCCAGCGGCTACAGCACCAGCGGCAGGTGGTAGTGGACGTGCGGAAGACATCCTTGCGATGATCCGTAACCGTCAAAAGTCTTAATCAAGACCAAAGGGGACTTCGGTCCCCTTCACTAACTATATTCACAAGGAGAAACTATGGCCACGAAAGCATTTGACCTTTCAAAATTCAGGAAGACTCTGACAAAAAGTATTGATGGACTTGGTGTCGGTTTTAATGATCCAACAGACTGGATCAGCACAGGCAATTATGCCTTAAACTATCTAATCAGCAGCGACTTTAACAAAGGTGTTCCTTTGGGCAAGGTTACTGTACTTGCAGGCGAATCCGGCGCTGGCAAGAGTTATATTTGTTCCGGAAACATTATTCGTGCTGCTCAAGAGCAAGGTATCTATGTTGTTCTAGTTGACAGCGAAAACGCTCTCGATGAGAAATGGTTGGTTGCGCTTGGTGTTGATACAGCAGAAGATAAACTATTGAAGTTGAACATGGCTATGATCGATGACGTGGCAAAAACCATTTCAGAGTTCATGAAAGAATACAAAACAATGGATGAAGCAACTCGTCCTAAAGTATTGTTTGTTATTGACTCGTTGGGTATGTTGTTGACTCCTACAGACGTTAATCAGTTCGAAGCAGGCGAAATGAAAGGTGACATGGGCCGTAAACCTAAAGCACTTACCAGTCTTGTTCGCAACTGTGTAAACATGTTTGGCTCTTACAATGTTGGTTTAGTTTGTACTAACCACACATACGCAAGCCAGGATATGTTTGATCCAGATGACAAAATTTCTGGTGGACAAGGTTTCATTTATGCAAGTTCGATTGTTATCGCTATGCGTAAATTGAAGTTGAAGACTGATGCCGATGGCAACAAGACTACAACTGTAAATGGTATTCGTGCTGCATGTAAGATCATGAAGACACGTTATAGCAAGCCTTTCGAAAGTGTACAAGTTGAAATTCCTTATGCAACAGGCATGAGCCCATACAGTGGCTTGGTAGACTTGTGTGAAGCCAAGGGTATCTTAACGAAAGACGGCAATCGACTTAAATACGTTTCAACAGATGGTACAGAATTTAAAATGTATCGCAAAGAGTGGGAACGAAATGAACAAGGCGGGCTCGATAGAGTCATGGTAGAATTCAATGACGCACCTGCTAAAGTAGAAACTAACGTTGATATGGAAACTGGGGAAATCTTAGAAAATGATTAATGAAGATCACATCGTCGATATTTGGACTGGCCTAAAAGAGTTTTTCGATAAAAAAGCAATTGAAACCGTTGCAAGCAAGTACGTTGATGTGCTCGCAGACAACGGTGTAGAAGATCATGTATTCAAAGCAGCCTTAGGTGGTGATGAAGACTTGGACACCGCCATTGAATATTATCTCGATGACACTGATGGTGACGAAGATGAAGTTGACTACGATGCTCAAGACTACGACTATGATGAGGACTAATGGGCTGGTATAACGAAGTCAGCCGTGACATTGGTAAAATTCCTGATGCTGTTAACTTTTTCGAAAATGAATTAGTTGATGCCCGTCATGAAGTTAAACTTCACGGAAACTTAGAAAAAGCCGCTGCTAGTATGCCCGGAGTGGTCGAACATCGATTCAGCCAACTGCAAGAGATCGAAGCCATTTTGGAATACTTAAACATTGAGTTACGCAGACTAAAGAGTTCTTATTTTAGAAAGTATTTAGAAAGTTATGCTCGTGCGCTGAGTAGTAGAGATTGTGAAAAGTTTACAGACGGTGAAGCAGATGTTGTTGATATGGAAAAGATTATCAATGAGTTTGCCCTACTACGCAACAAGTGGTTAGGTATCACTAAGGGTCTGGATCAGAAGCAATGGCAAATTACTAACATTACCAAGTTGAGAGTTGCTGGTATGGAAGACGCAAGAATTTAATCTCGCATGCCTGGAAAGACAGTGCGTTTGAATTTTTGATTATCCGAATCAATCGCTTCAAATAGTTTCAAATCGAGCCCTAGTTGTTTTACTAAAGCATCTAGGGCTTTCGTATCTTTGGGCAAGCATTGCCCGCCATATCCCCTCAAATCTTCATTTACATCCATATAATCTGGACTGGCTGTTTTTCTTAACAAATAAGTATCTTTTATCTTAGTGTAATCTAGACCGAGTGATTTACAAATCTCGAACATATTGTTGGAAAAAACCACTCGTACGGCATTGAAAACGTTAGAAAAATACTTCAAAACCTCGGCTTCTGTGGAATTCAGCATCGATGTGTACTTGGGTAGCGATCCATGACTTTTCACCACTATTTCGTATATTTGCGGGTCATCTGTGCCAACTGCTAATAATTCATGATTATTGACGAAATCATCCACTGCACATCGTTCTCTCAGGAACTCAGGTACAAAGCAAATACGTAGTCGGTACTTGTCAATTAATTTTTGAGTTGTTCCAGGAGCACTTGTCGACTTCAGTGCAATCACACCTTTATACTGAAACTTGTATAAATCAGCAACAATTTCTTCCACAGCATCTACATTGCAAGAACCATCTGTGTTCTCTGGAGTAGGTACGCATACGTAGACGATGTCAGTATCTAATAAGTTTTTCAAAGAAGAATTTAATCGAGTGTCGTGTACACTAACAGTATGACCTATAAGTTGAAAACCATAGCGACACGCACTGCAACAACTCCTAGACC